ATGCAGCTTGACGGAACTATAGAGCGCGTGATGAAGAATCGGACGGTGGGCCTTGTGGTCGACCTGCCGACGCAACGCGCTGCCCGTCGTGCTGCTGATGCATTCCTCGAATCTATCAACGCAGTGGGCTACCGGCCTGGCGTCGTCATTCGCTTTTCTGACTTCGCCGCGCGGTGGCAATCCACCGCTCTGCCGGCTCTCAAGCCTACAACGCAGCGCGTGGCGCGTGGTCACCTCGACCATTATCTTATGCCTGCGCTCGGCGACCTGACCCTTCAGCAGGTCACAACCGAAATCGTGCAGCGCCTGATATCCAGTCTCATCGGGAAACTCAAGCGCCACACAATCCTGAATATCCTCGGAACGATGTCATCCATGATGGCTACGGCTAAGGCCTGGGGCTACCATGTGGCTGAATATCGGCGCGAGGACTTGATAATCCCACAGGATAGTGAGCTACCACGCCGGCCATATTTCACGCCTGCGCAGGTTCGCTCAATCATCTACATGGCTGCCGAGCCGTGGCGCACTCTGTTCATGATCTATGCATGCACCGGTGTGCGCGGCGCCGAAGCGCTGGCGCTATCGATTGAGGACGTCGATTTCGAGAGCGGTCGCATCTTCATTCGCAAGAACACGCAGCAAGGCCGAATGCAGCTTCCTAAAACGAAGCGAAGCATCCGAACCCTGCCAATGCCTGACGAGCTTGCGGCAGCGCTGCGCCGGCACCTTAGCACGAACTACATCGAGAACCCGCACCGGCTGCTTTTCTGCAGCGGCGAGGGCAATCCATTGTGGCTCGACCATGTGCGGGAGCGCCGACTATGGCCGATCCTGGAAAAGCTGGAGATTCCGCAGTGTGGTTTTCATGCTTTCCGGCGCACGACTGGCAGCGTGTTTGCCAGCATAGGAGCACCGGTGAAGGTGGCGCAAGAACATTTGGGCCATACCGATCCGCGCATCACTCTTGAGATTTATCAGCATGTGGTCGGCGACGACCATCGCCATGCGGCCGGCGAGGTGGCCCGCGTTCTGTTACCTGAGTGTTACCCAACTCAGGATAAGCCGTTGATTCATTAGGGGTAAGATGGTGAGCGCGGAAGGAATCGAACCTTCCACGTAGGTCTGTAACCTGCTGACTTCATTGGAGTGAATCAGCTAGACCTATCCAGAAATACCCCCTCTAAAACTCATTTTTGTTACCTCACTGTTACCTGGAGAACAGCCATGGCGGAAGCCTGCCTTGATGAAGTTTGGAAGGTTCTGGATTTCGATGATCGCTACGAAGTCTCGAATCTTGGCCGCATTCGGTCATTCGCACCAATGGGCAATAGCACGAAGCGCCGCGCGATCCCGAAGATTTTGAAACAGTCGCGCGACACATATGGCTATCTCATGCTCGAACTTGGAGGCAAGCCGCAGCGGATGCATGTGCTCGTCGCGCATGCTTTCATTGGTCCACGCCCGGATGGCCTGGACGTCTGCCATAACGACGGAGACCGCGCCAATAATCAGCCATCGAATCTCCGATATGACACCCGCAAGGGCAACCTGGCGGATCGGAACCAACATGGCACCAACAACGCCGGGGAACGCAATGGACGCGCAAGACTGGGCGCCGATGACGTTCTGGAAATCCGGCTTCGTTTCGCCAATGGCGAGCCATTCCATGCAATCCATGAAGATTATCCGCAGGTGACCGCTGGAGCTATCCGCGACATTCAATATTGCCGCAACTGGAAGCACATCACCCTGCCTACAACCGACCAGGAGAAAGCAGCATGAACACCCACACACACCACCAGGCCGAGACCAAGTTCGCCACCTGGATCAACGAAATCGGCGTCAACCACCTTGTCGCCGAAACGCGCAAATACGGCCCGGACGCCGTGACCTTCAGCGCCGTCTATCAATGGCTGCGGCGCCAATACGAGCCGCGCCCGAGCAAACAGCGCATGCTGGTCAAGATCAGCCATGGCGCGATCACGCTCCAGGACATCGCCGATCACTTCGACCCGCCGCCGGCCGACCGCGAGCCAAACGAAGCGGCGCAGCTTGCCTCGATGGTGAATGATGGCGGCCGTTCCACTTAGCAATTATTGATTGCGCGCAGCTTTCCGTTAGGAATAACCAATTGGACCGCGCTAGCAACTGTAGGCAGACTCCAAATTAACAAAGCGGCCACGGCAAGCAGTGGTGATAACCGGAGATTTATCCATGAATGAAATAACCACATTGACCCAGGCACCGGCCGCGACGATGGAAACGGCATCGACCGCCGCCGCGTCGCAAGCAAAGGCGCTTGTCGAAGCGCGCTATGTGATGGCGCTGCGCCGCCCGCGGAACTGGGACCAGGTGCGCCAGGACTTGATGAAGGAATGCCGCCGGCCAGGCTTCGCACACAACAAAAGCGCCTGGTACAAAAAGCCCATCGGCAGCGGCGTCGAGGGCTTGGGCATTCGCTTTGTCGAGCTGGCGCTGCGCTGCATGACGAACGTCACCGTCGAAACCTCGATGGTCTTCGAGGACGACCTGAAGGAAATTCATCGCGTCATCGTCACCGACCTGGAAAGCAATTTCCCCCTCTCGCAAGACGTGAAGGTCGTCAAGACCGTAGAGCGCAGCAAGCCAAACGATGACGGCAGCTACATCAGCGTGCGCGTCAACAGCTACGGCAAGAACGTCTACACAGTGACCGCAACCGAGGATGACCTGCTGAACAAGCGCGGCGCCCTGATATCGAAGGTGATCCGCACGCTGGGCTTGCGCCTCATTCCTGGCGACCTGCAGGACGAGGCTGAGGCCGTCATTAAGCGCGTACGCCATGACGCTGCAGCACAAGACCCGGATGCAGAACGCAAGCGCATCCTGGACGCATTCAGCGGCATCGGCGTGACAGCCGTCAACCTGGCCGCGTACTTGGGCCACGACATCGCGCAATGCTCGCCTGCGCAACTGGTCGACCTGCGCGGCCTGTATGGCGCCATTAAGGACGGCGAGACGACCTGGCGCGCTGTCATGGAAAACAAAGCCGAGGCAGATGGCGGCGAGGCCGAGCCAGAAAAGCCGGCACCACAGCGCGGCCCTCGCGCCAAATCGAAGGAACAGCAGCCGCCCGAGCAACAGGCCAACGCGCCCGCACCAGCACCACAGGAAAGCGCAGAAGCCGGGAGCGCCGAGAAGGTCAATGCCGGGCAGGCCAAATACATAGAGAGCAAGCTTACCGCTGTCGGCATTGACGTCACCGTGATCCTGGGGCGCTACGGCATTGCATCACTGGCCGATATGAACGTGCTGCAGTTCGATGAGCTGCGCGCAGAACTGGTGGCGGCATCATGATGACCGATATCGATAAATTGGAGAACGGGCAGCGCGTCAAGCTATTTCCTCTGCCTGGAAATCCGTTGCATAGGGTTCCTGTCTTTGCCACTTTCAGCGATGGCTATTTCTGTTGCGAGGGCAGCAATCCCTATGACGGCCCTGATTACTATTGGGGAGATATTCTTACCTATTGCTTGGGGTTTGAGCCATGCTGACCCGCGACGACAACCACGTCTACCGCTGGAACGGCGTGCCTGTTCCCGGTGTCACGACAATCCTGCGGCCCCTGAACGACTTCTCCGGCATCGCGCCGGATGTGCTGGCGGCGAAGGCTGACCTGGGCACGCGCGTCCACCTTGCGACTGAGCTGGACGATGCGCAAGACCTGGACGAGAGCAGCGTTGAGGCCGATGTCGCAAATTATCTCGAAGCCTGGCGCCGCTTCAAGATGGATAAGCGCGTTGTGATCGAGAGCAGCGAGGAATTCGTCTATCACGCGATGTACGGCTTTGCTGGGCAGTTGGACCGCATTGCGCGCTTCGACGGCATACGCTGGCTGCTGGACCTGAAGACGAGCAACGAGATCATGCCGTCAGTCGGGCCGCAGCTCGCCGCGTATTGGACGGCGAAAGCAGATCCAGGAATCCGGCGCCGGGCCGCCGTGCAGCTCCTGCCCGATGGAAGCTATCGGCTGCACGAAATGACTAGCGCAAATGATTGGGCGGTCTTCCTGTCGTGTCTCACCATTCATCAATTTAAGGAATCATTCAAATGACAACCGATACCAACATCCTCGCGCCGCTGTCGTCGCTGCAAATCCCAGACGCCGGCTCGATGTCCACCGGCGCCGAACGCGCGCTGGCCTTTGTCCGCGACTTCGTGATCGACTCGAACGAAACCTATGAGCTGGCCGCCGGCGAGCTGAAGATTATCAAAGCGCGCGCCGACAAGCTGGAAAAACAGCGCAAGACGATCACCGACCCGCTGAACGCCGCAGTCAAGGCGGTAATGGACTTGTTCCGCGGCCCGAGTGGATTTCTGACCGAAGCCGAGAAAATCCTTAAGCAGAAGATGCTGACCTACTCGCAGGAGCAGGAGCGTATCGCCGCCGAGGCACAGCGCAAGGCAGATGAAGCGGCAGCAGCGGAGCGCCGGCGCCTGGAAGCGGAAGCGGCCGAGAAGCAGAAGCAGGCCGAGGCCGCAGCGAAAGAAGCACAGCAAACTGGCGATTTGCTCGCGGCGGCGCGCGCTACTGAACTGGCGGCAGAAACTGCGGCACTCACCGTCGCCGCCCAAGTCACGACAGCAGCACCTGTCGCATCTGCTGCGCCGAAGGTGGCCGGTATCTCCAAGGCTGAAACGTGGGACTTTGAAGTGATCCACAAGTTGTCGCTGATCCAGCATATTGCCGCGCATGGCGAACTGGCGAATCTGCTAGTAGTCGACAACGTGGCGATGCGCGCATACGTCAAGAGCCTGAAGGCGAATACGAACCTGCCAGGCGTGCGCGCTTTCCCGAAGCAGACCATTCGCGCTTGATGGAGGCCGCCATGAAACGCATTTATATCAGCGGCGCGATGAGCGGCATTCCAGAATTGAATTTCCCGGCCTTCCATTCGGAAGCCGCCCGCCTGCGCAAGCTGGGCTATGACGTAGTGAATCCGGCAGAGCTTTGCGCCGACACATCCGCGCCATGGCAAATATGCATGCGCCTAGATATTGCCGCGATGATGAGCTGCGATGCCATCGCGCTGATGGACGGCTGGGAGAAATCGAACGGCGCCAATCTGGAGCTGCATATCGCGCACCGGGTAGGCATTGAGGTTTTGATGGCAAAGGAGATCATGGCATGAGCGCGAACGATCATAAGCGGCCGGCGCAGGCCGAGCGCGTACTGTTCTGGCTGAAGTCCGGCCAGCAGCTTACTCAGTTTGAGGCGATCGAGTCGCTGGGCATTCTGCGCCTCGCCTCGCGTATCGATGAACTGCGCCAGGAGGGCCACCGCATCGAGACCAACTGGACCACCGTGCGCAATCGCTTCGGCGAGCGCTGCCGCGTGGCGAGCTATTCGATCAAAGGGGAGGCATCATGACCGCTGACCGAGAATTGCTGCAGATGGCGGCGAAGGCGGCCGGCTACAACGACATGCAATGGGTCGATGGCTTCGGCGGCTTCTCGATCGGCCATTGCCTCCTAGCGTGGAATCCGCCAAAAGTCCGGGAGCAGGCTTTCGACCTCGCAGCCGTGCTGCATTTCCGCCTGGATTTCAACGCCGGCACCGTGCATCACCGGAACGGCACGCTTTTAGCCGTAGGAGGCGATATGTGCCTCGCCATCACCGAAGCAGCCGCAAAGATCGGAAGGAGCATGAAATGAGCGCAGATGACATCACAACGTGGCAAGACCGCACCGGAATTCATCGCGGGCGCATCGGTCCCGGCTGTATTCCGCACATGCAGGCCGAAATTGAAGAACTGCGCGCGTACGCGGCGAGGCTTGAGGGCGCTTTGCGCGTCGCAGCCGATGCTTTCGACATTCTAGACGATCACGGTTTTGGCGATGTGCAGGTCTATCCACCGCCGGAGTGGGGCATCCAGACCAAAACGGAAGACCCGGCGCAAGGATGGGCGGCAACATCATCGCTCGCCGAGCACTTCCGTGCGCTACTGGGAGCGCTGCAATGAGCGCCCCGTTTAAGCCGGGCGACCTGGTGATGGTCGTGCGGCCGACGCATTGCTGCGGCAGCACGGTTTTCATCGGCACGGTCGGCGTCGTCGGCGTTCGGCCGTTGTGGGCGACGCGCGCGGATTGCGAATTCTGCGGGCGAAGCGATAGCGATCTGGACAGCTATGCGGAGATCAACAATGGCGCCTATCACCAAAGCACGCTGAAAAAGCTTGATCCACCAGAGCGTGGCGACTTCTTGCCGACGCGGCTCGGCCTGGAGCTGCCGGCATGAGCTGCCCGCAATGCATCAGCGCCGAGCGCGATCCGCAGATCGGCCTTTTCAACGCCGGCTGCAAGGAATGCTTGGCGCGGCATCTGGCGCACGGCTATGAGTTCTGGGAATCGCAGCGCGAGCGCCGCATCACGGCGCGCTATCGGTATGCGCTATCAATCGCATTTGGCGAGGGCTGGGAAGCGGGGCATTTGCGCGTGAAGGCATGGGCGAAACGAATCAAGGAAAAGAAATGAAAACAATCGTCGGCATCGATCCTGGCCTTACTGGCGCAGTCGCCATTCTCGGTCCCAATGGCGCCATCGTGGAGGATATCCCGGTCATGGCAAATGGCAGCAGCGCGAAGGTGAAGAACATCATCAATGCCGCCGAACTGGCGCGGCTGCTGCGCCCCCACATCGCCGAAATCGACATGGCCTATGTCGAGCGCGTCTCCACGATGCCCGGCCAGGGCGTTGCCTCGCAAGGATCGCTGATGCATAGCGCCGGCGTGATCGAGGGCGTTCTCGGCGCGCTGGGCGTGCCTTTCATGCTGGTGTCACCGGCAAAATGGAAAAAGGCCATGGGCCTGGGCAATGATAAGGAAGCGTCGCGCGCCGTCGCGCAGCGTTTGTTTCCTGATGCGCCGCTCGGCCGAAAGAAGGACCACAACCGCGCTGAATCCTTGCTGCTGGCTGAATATGGCCGGAAAGCGAGGGGATAGCCATGGCCGGCGATATCAGGATCGAAATAGGATTCCTTGACCATCCGAAGATGGAATTGTTGCGTCGGCGCATCGGTCCTCTTGCGTCAGAGCATGTCATGCGACTTTGGTTCCACACCGCGTCAAACAAACCGGATGGCGATTTGATCGGCACGACCGACGAAATGATCGAGATCGCCGCCGGCTGGAAAGGCGAGCCAGGCAAGCTCGTCGCCGCACTACTGGAAGTGCGATATCTCGATGGCGATGAGGGCGAGCGCCGCATCCATGACTGGGCGGAGCATCAGCCCTGGGTGGTGAAACGCGACGATCGCGTACAGGCTGCAAAATTCGCCGCGAACACGATGTGGGAACGCCGCCGGCAGGCTCGACGCGAGCGCGACGAGAGCGAACCGTATGCGGCAAGCAATGACAGCAATCCGGAAGGTATGCGCGGCGCATGCGAGGCGCATGCGGAAAGCAATGCTCCCAACCCAACCCAACCCAACCCAACCCAACCCAACCAAAACCTTAACACCTTAACGGCGACGAAAGGCTCGTCGCCTGGGGTGCAGTTCGAGCAATTCTGGCAGGCATATCCGAAAAAAACCGGCAAAGAGGCCGCAGCGAAGGCATGGAAGAAAATCGCGCGCCCGGCCGAAACGCTGGTCCAAATCCTCGACGCGCTGGCCTGGCAGACGAAATCCGAGCAATGGCTCAAGGAGCGCGGCCAGTACATCCCGAACCCGGCGACGTACCTGAATCAAGGCCGCTGGCAGGACCAGCCCGTCGCCAATGGCCGCCCGCCGACCGGCAGCGGGTTCGACAACGTCAACTACGGTCCAGGGGGATTGCTATGAGGAAATTGAATCTCCCAGAGCCGCAGAAGCGCATAGACGAATGCCAGGATCACGGCCCGTTCGAGAGCGTGAACTACTTTGGCAGGAGCTGGACGCGCTGCCCGGAGTGCATCGAGGAAGCGAACCGCCGCGAGGATGAGGCCGAAGCGGAGCGCAAGCGCCAGATGCAGATTGCCGCATGGGAACGTAAGCTGGGGCAAGCAGGCATTCCCGAACGCTTTCACGATCGATCACTGGATTCGTACCGCGCATCGACGCCGGGCCAGCAAAAGGCGCTCGCGTTCGCACGCCAATACGCGGACGACTTCGACCAGGTGATGGCGACCGGCCGCAGCGCGATTTTCATCGGCAAGCCGGGCACAGGCAAAACGCATCTTGCGATCGGGATAGGCTTGCATGTTATGCGGCACCAACGCGCCGTGCTGTTTTGCACAGTCATGCGCGCCATCCGTCGCGTGAAAGACACATGGTCGCGCGACTCGCAGGAGAGCGAAAGCGCCGCCATCGCATCCTTGGTCTTCCCGGACCTGCTCGTCTTGGACGAAGTGGGCGTGCAATTCGGGAGTGAGGCCGAAAAGATCGTGCTGTTCGACGTGCTGAACGAACGCTACGAGAAGCGCAAGCCAACCTTGCTGCTATCGAATCTGTCGATTGACGATGTGAAAAAATTCCTCGGAGAACGAATCTATGACAGACTGCGCGAGGATGGTGGGCAATGCATTATTTTCGACTGGGAAAGCCACAGGGGGAAAGCATGAGCTACAAAATCGCCTTTTTCGCACTCGCCGCGGCAGACATCATTGCGATTGCGTCTTTGTTCATCATCGGCCGCCGGCTCAACGCTGCAGACAGCGAGCAGCGCCGCGAATGGAACACCATGGCGGAAGAACGCAAAGCTGCGAAACGTCGCCAGATCGGAGGCAAATCATGGCGTTGAGACATGTGATCGAGGGCCTGATGGCCGCCACGCAATCTCCATACGCGGTGAAACTGCATTTTGCGACCGGCTTATCGGAAGAATGCATTTCGCGCATTCGCAACGGCATGCAGCAGGACATCCTTTTCAAATCGATCGCCGAAGCGCAGCGCCAATCAGGCGTATCTGGCGACCAGATTTTCGCCTGGTTTCGACTGCCCATGACCGCGAATTTGCGGCCATCCGAATTGCTGACGATGGGGTTTGAAAATGAAGAAATGGATTAAAGGCGTTTTAAGCCATTTTTTCTTTGAAGCTATGCCGACTATCAACGATGCTGTTTTTTCGTCTCCTGACGCGATCTGGTTCGTTTTTGCGGCATTTTATCGATGAGGAAGGGATGCGATTATGAGCTTTAAGATCAAAATCGATGACACGCAGCTCAAAGCGCGCTTCAATATCGCCAAGAGCGTTGCCTATGGCACCGTGAACGCCATCAACGAAACGGCCAAGCAGGTGCAGGCGGCCGAACGCGACAACGTGCGCCGGAAATTCCATGTGCGCCCTGCGAAGGCCGAATTCATGATGCAGCAGGCGGCAATCATCAAGCCGTTTGCGAGCGTGAGCCAGGGCAGGCCGTATGCCGATGTCAGCGTCGGCAAAAAGGATCGATTGCTGCTCGCCACCTTCGAGCACGGCGGCCAACGCTTACCGTTCATCGGCAAAAACGAGGCAATCCCGATCATCGGTTCGCCGGCGCGACCGTCTATCGATGAATCCGTGCCTGTCAACCTGCAGGTGAAAAACCTCAATATGGCGCCGCAACTGCCCGCTGCTGTCAAAGCACAACTCAAAAGCATCAAGGGCAGCACGCGCGCTGAAACTGCGGCACTGCGCAAAACATTCAAGAATGCAAATTCTGCGAACATGCCATGGAAAGGCCGCGAGCGGACCTACATGATCCCTGGCGTCGGCATTTTCCAACGCACCGGGCCGGGCAAGCGCGATAGTACATTGCTCTATGCGTTCAAACCATTGGTCAACCTCAAGCCCATCCTCAATTTCGGCGAGACAGGGATGCAGGCCGGCCAACGGCTGCTGGCGCAGAACATCCACAAAGCGGTATGGCAAGAGCTTGTTGTCAAATGGGCAAAATAGGAGGAAGCCGTGAGCATGAGACATGTCATCGACGGATTGAAGCACGCGACCGGCGCGCGAAACTGGACTGAGCTGCATTACCTCACGGGAATTCCGCTCCCCTGCATATCGCGCATTCGCACTGGAAAGCAGGACGACATTACCCTGCAATCGCTACTGATGACGCAGGAGAAAACGGAATTGCCATTCGAGCAGCTCATCGCTTGGTATCGGCTGCCCGACTACCTCACGCTCAGCGGCATTGCCCTGATGGAATTGGCTGCATGATGGTCGATGCGATTAGAGGGCCTAGGAGGCGTTTGGAATGTGCGCCCATGCCAGCATACCAACCGCATCGTGATCGCGGCGTATGGCGCGATCTGATGGCCTTTCCGCGCGTTTCGGCATCGCCGGCAATCAAGGTACTTCCGGTGCATGAAGGGATGCGGGTACCGGCGGCCCCTCGGCTTTTCTAGCGCGCCAACATTCCACCGAGTTACACGACATCGGTTACACTTCGGCAATGTAACCTCCGAAAATGAGGAAAAATGAGCAAGCCATCGATGACAGTGCCGGAATATGCGCGACACCTTGGCGTGTCGCATGTTGCCGTCTATAAAGCGATCAAAACCGGGCGGCTATCACGTTGCCTGGATGGAAATCGCATCATTGACGTGGATTTGGCGGACCAGGAATGGCGCGCGAACACAGATGCGGCCCAGCAGCGCAAATCTGTCGCCGATGGCCGGCCTCTTGTCGCGCCGGGCGAGAAGAAATCGACGGTGAAGCTAGCGAAAAAGGCGGCAGAACCTGCGCCGGTTGCCGACGATGAGGCGCTGACGATCCCGGATGGTGCGCCGTTGCCTGCCATCACTGAGGAAATGACATTCGCCGAGGCGCGCGCCATCCGCGAAGCCTACAATGCCCGGCTTGCCAAGCTTGAATTCGAGGAAAAAAGCGGCACGCTGCTCCCGGCCGAAACTGTCAGGATGACAATGTTCAACATTTCGCGCAAATGCCGTGACATGCTCATGGGTTTGCCGGATAGGATTGCCCCGCTTGTCAATGGCATGGATGACCAGCACGAGATTCATCGCCTCTTGACAGACGAGGTACGCCGGGCATGCGCGGAAATCGCGGCGCTCAAACCGCCGACGCCATGATGCAGGCTGCCGAAACGATCATCACCGACGCCTGGGCGGCCGGCTGGGAACCGCCACCAGACCTAAATATCTGGCAATGGGCCGATGAGCATCGCATGCTATCAAGCAAGGGCGCGGCCGAGCCTGGCAAATGGCGCACCGACCGCGTTCCCTATCAGCGCGAGCCGTTCGAGATGCTTTCGCCACAATCATCAATCCAGCGTGTCGTGCTGATGTGGGCGTCTCAGACTTCCAAGACGGAAGGCGCGAATAATTGGCTAGGCTATGTCGCGCACCATGCGCCTGGCCCAATGCTATTCGTTCAGCCGACAATTGACATGCTGAAAAAGAACGTGCTGCAGCGGATCGATCCGATGATCCGCGAGACCCCCGTTCTTTATGAGCGCTTCGCGAAGCCGGCCAGCCGCGACGCGGCCAACAACATGTTCATCAAGGAATTTGCCGGCGGCATGTTGATTCTATCCGGCGCTAATTCCGCCAGCTCTCTCGCATCGATGCCGATCCGCTATCTCTACGGCGATGAGATCGATCGGTGGCCGCATGACGTGGACGGCGAGGGTGATCCGCTGGACCTAGCGCAGCAGCGTTGCGTCTCATTCAAGAGCCGCAAGAAAATATTGCTTACCAGCACGCCGACCATCAAGGGCTTTAGCCCGATCGAGCGCGAATTCCTTGCGAGCGACCAGCGCTACTACTTCGTTGCCTGCCCGCACTGCGGCCACATGCAGCAATTGCGATGGCAGGCGGAAGATGGCACCAAACTGCTGCGCTGGGACCGGGATGCGCACGGCCGGCATCTGCCGCGCACTGCTAAATACCTGTGCTTGGAATGCGGCGTGCTGATCGATGAGCGCCATAAGCAAGATATGATCAAGACTGAGCGCGGCGCACGCTGGCAGCCGACGGCGCCGGGCGATGGGACCACGGCGGGCTACCATCTGAACGCACTCTATTCCCCGTTTTATTCCTGGTCGGAAATGGTTGCCGATTTCCTCAAGGCCAAGGATATTCCCGAAAAGCTGAAGGTCTGGACGAATACGAAGCTCGCCGAGACATGGGAAGAACAAGGGACGCGGCTCAATGCCAATACGCTGGCGAAGCGCCTGGAGCAATATGAGCGAGGCCGCGTGCCGGCAGGCGGCGCAGTGCTGATCGGTCAGGCCGATGTGCAGGGCGACCGCATCGAGGCCAAGATTGTTGCCTATGGCGCCGGCGAGGAATCCTGGCTGGTGGACTACGAGATTTTCTGGGGTGATCCGAGCAGCGACGCGACGATCTGGCTACGCCTCGATGAATGGCGCCGGCGCGAATTCGGACGGGAAGGTCCGGGCGCTCCTATGCGTATCGCAATCTTCGGCGTCGACTCCGGCGACCAGGCGGACGCCGTCTATGACTATGTGCAGCCGCGCCAGAATGAGCGCGTGTTCGCCACCAAGGGCCGCGAGCACCTAAGCCGGCCCGGCCTGGCGGTGGAAGGCACGGCAAAGCGCAGTCATATTCGTTTGTTCCAATTTGCAACAGTTGCCGCAAAGGACCGCATCATTTCGCGCTTGCAGATCGAGCAGCCAGGCCCTGGCTATATTCACCTGCCCATGTGGGTTCCTGAACAATACCTTGACCAGATGACCAGCGAGAAAAAATTGACGAAAAAAGACCCTCGCCGCGGCACGATCAAGATGGAATATGTGACGACCGGACGCAATGAGGCATTTGACCTTGAGGTTTATTCGCTCGGCTTGCTATTCGTATTGCAGACGTTCATTAATCCGAATCTCTACCGCGATTTGGGCCGTCTACATCAAATGATCACCTCTGGAACACCACTTGCATCGCAAGGGCGCCAGCGCGGTGTGCGAAGCGCCGGCATTCCTACCTGAAACACTTTCCACTGCATCATTTTTATGCCATAGTTGCGCACAACTGCGGCGTGCCCCGTTTTATGGGGTCATTTTCACTAAAAATTTGTCGTATCACGACATTTTGTAGCCAAACTCTTCTTTACGCGCAACGTTTCCTGTGCGATATTCGCGGCATTCTCGGAATATCACCAATTTGGAGCGCGCTATGGCTGGCATTTCTCTGGCTCAAGCACAGGCGAAGCTGGACGCATGGATGGCGGCAGATGATGCCGTGGCCGGCGGCCAGAGCTACAGCATCGGCGGCCGCAGTCTCACGCGAGCCAACGCAGCGGAAATCCGCAACAACATCGATTACTGGGAACGGCGCGTCATGCGCCTGACGCAGGGTAGCGGTGGCATGCGCGTGCGCTATGGCGCACCGAACGGCGAAGGTCAATCTAGTGGCATGCCGATGATCTCTCCTCCTACTCCCTTCAATCGATGAAGCGCGTTCCGGCCCAAGTACAAATCGAGCCATCGCTGCTCGACAAAGCCATTACCTTCTTCAGCCCGAAAGCCGGGCTTGAGCGCATGCGCAGCAAGGTGCAGATGGCTGTCGCCGGCCAATGGTATGGCGCGCGCTTCGACCGTCGCGCCACCGCCAATTGGACGCCATACGGCGGCAGCGCCGATAGCGACACCGTCTATGATCTGCGCTGGCTGCGCAACCGTAGCCGCGACTGCATGCGCAATAGCCCGCTGGCATTGGGCGCCGTGAACACAGTCACCACTACTGCGGTCGGCAGCGGCCTTGTAATGCGCAGCCAGATTGATGCGGCAGCGCTCGGCATGACCGAGGACGAAGCGCAAGCGTGGCAGGCCAAGACCGAGCGCGAGTTCAAGCTGTGGGCAAAAGACCCGAGCGCCTGCGATGCAACGCGCACCAACGATTTCTACGCCCTCCAGAATCTGGCGTTCCGCAGCGCGCTCGAAAGCGGCGATGTGTTCGCCAGCCTGCCGATGATTTCGCGCCGTGGCAGCGTCTATGGCACGAAGGTGCAATTGATCGAAGCTGACCGCGTGCAGAACAAGGACTATTCGATCAATACCGAGACATTGGCGCAGGGTGTGCAGATGGACGCGCAAGGCGCTCCTGTCGCATACCATATCTTGCGCCATCATCCGGGCGGCCTGATGCTTCCCAGCCTGATATGGGACATCGTTCCGGCATTCGGCGCCAAATCAGGGCGCCGCAATATCGTTCACCTCTACGATAAGCGCCGCCCAGGTCAGTCACGCGGCGTGCCCTACATCGCGCCCGTGATCGAGCTGCTGAAGCAATTGACCGATTACACGCAGGCGGAAGTAACGGCCGCCGTGATCTCCGGCATGTTCACCGTGTTCGTCACGAGCGAGAACGGCCAGGGCTTGGACGTCGGCGATGGCTCGATCCCTGGCAGCGCGAAGGCCGGTGACCCGCTGATGATGGGCAATGGTGCCATCCTGGACCTGGCACCGGGCGAGGACGTGAAGTTCGCCGACCCGAAGCGCCCGAACGTGGCATTCGATCCGTTCGTGATGGCTGTGCTGCGCCAGATCGGCGTTGCGCTTGAGCTGCCATTTGAGGTACTGGTAAAGCACTTCACCGCGAGCTATTCGGCCGCCCGCGCCGCATTGATTGAGGCATGGCGCTTCTATAAGACGCGCCGCGAATGGCTGGCCGCCATGTTCTGCCAGCCAGTGTATGAGGCATGGCTAGAAGAAGCGATTGCGCTCGGACGCATCGACGCGCCCGGCTTCTTCGATGATCCATATATCCGCGCCGCCTATGTCGGCACCGCCTGGATCGGCGATGCGCCCGGCCAACTCGACCCCCTGAAAGAGGTGAATGCGGCCAAGGGCCGGCTGGAGCTGAATATCAGCAGCTATGCCGACGAATGTGTATCGCTGACGGGCGCAGACTGGGATGCGATGATTCAGCGCCGTGCGCGCGAGGAACAGCAGCTTAAGGACTTGGGTCTACAGACGGTCTATGCGCCACTGCCGCCGGCGAATTTGAATGGAGCGCCGCCGGCGCCACCGCCAGCGAAGACCGCGCCATCGTCCAATGAGCCGAGCGATGACGATGCAGGTGACCTGGAAAGCGCGTGAGATTCCGGGAATTGTTAGAAATCACTGACCGAGTTTTGCAAAGGTACGGATATGAAACTTCACGACATAGCGACGGCACCATGGGCGATTACCCCCGAGATGTTTTCGGAGGTGCAGTCGATCTATGCGCGTCATTTGCGGGGCGAGAAGATCGATCTGGCCGCGCTCGAAGCGAAGATCGGTGCCCCTTTGCCTGGTGCCACCCGTGGTTACGACGTTACCGACAATGGCGTCGCAATCATTCCAGTTGACGGCGTGCTTTCTAAGCGCATGAACCTGCTCTCGCAGATCAGCGGCGGTACAAGCATGTCGATATTGGGCGCCGACATCCAGCAGGCGCTGGACGACCCGCTTGTGAACACGATCATCCTGAACATTGATTCGCCCGGCGGCACGGTCGACGGCACGCAGCAACTGTCCGATCTGATTTTCAACGCGCGCGGCACAAAACCGATCATCGCCCTCGCTGACGGCACGATGGCGAGCGCGGCCTATTGGATCGGAAGCGCGGCCGATGAAGTATATGCAGCCAGCCAAACTACGACCATCGGCAGCATCGGCGTGGTCGCCACACATACGGACGTGAGCGGCGCCGAGGCGATGGATGGCTACAAGACTACCGAGATCACTGCTGGCAAATATAAGCGCATCGCCTCGCAGTATGCGCCGCTGACGCAGGACGGCCGGCAGTCGATTCAGGACTCGGTCGACTATACCTATTCGATTTTCGTCAACGACGTGGCGCGCAACCGTGGCACCGATGCCGAAACGGTGGTGAACAACATGGCCGACGGCCGCACTTTCCAGGGTCAGCAAGCGGTCGACGCCGGCCTAGTGGATGGCATCGCCACGCTCGAACAACTGATTGGCCGCGCGGCGGCCGGCGAGTTCGCCCAGTACATGGACGACGGCGCCGACGACCCGGCAAACCCTCTCACCCAGCAGGCCGGTGCGCCCGCTGGAGAGCAACCCCAGCCAGAAAGCGGTGGTAACCCGCAGACGGCGCAAACCCCAACCCAAGCAAACGAGGAAACCATGGACGTGACCAAGCTGAAAGCTGAACACCCGGACGTGGCTGCTGCGTTGATTGCCGAGGGCGCGACCGCTGAACGCGAACGCATCCAGGCTGTTCACGCCGCCGCCATGCCGGGCCACGAAAAACTAATCGCTACCCTTGCATTCGACGGCAAAACCACTGGCGGCGAAGCTGCGCTGCAAGTGATCGCTGCTGAAAAAGCCAAGAAGGGCAACCGACTGGCCGCTATGCAGGCCGACGCCGCCGCCGCCACCGTTCCGCATGCCGCCGCGCCTGAACCTGGCGAGGAAGAGGACGAAAACGACGACGGCCAGAATGCGGACGATATGGAAGACGGCGCCAGCGCCAGCCCATCGGGCGGCAAGGCGAAGAAGAAGGCCAGCGCCATCACCATGCAGAATGCCGGCGCCATCGCTGCGCAAGCACAGGTCTATCAAGCCGAGCAGCGCGCGAAGGGCGTCAAAATTTCGTTCGCGCAGGCTGTCGACCACGTTTCGGCCGCGAAGTAATCAACCCAGGAACCAAGGAGAACCGAAATGGCAAATCCAGGCTTTATCAAGACCTACGACGCGGGCGGCGCCATTGGCGCTTACACCATCGTCAAGTTCGACGCCACCACCGATTTCCAGGTGCTGGCTGCTGCCGCCGTGGGCGATCCACTGGCCGGCATCTCGACCGAAGTGTCGAACGCACAGGGCGATCGCGTGGACGTGATCCACAGCGGCGTGGCCTATGTGACCGCGGGCGGCACCATCGCCCCAGGCGACCCGATCACCAGCGATTCCAGCGGCCACGCGGTGAAAGCCGCGCCGGCAACCGGCGTCAACAACAACTGCATCGGCCGCGCCCGTCAGTCGGCGGTTTCCGGTGATGTGTTCGAACTGCTGATCGACTACTTCACGCTGCAAGGCTAAGTCGGGCGCTAACCCTTAATTAGGAGAAAAAGACATGGCAACCAATGCACCATTTGTCATCCAGCCCCGCCTAACCGCGATCACGCTGGCCTACCGCAATCAGCGCCTGGTCGCTGACGATGTGCTGCCGCGCATCCCGGTCGAATCGCCGCTGTTCAAGTACAGCTCGTACAACCTGGCCGACGCCTTCACCGTGCCTGACACCCGCGTGGGCCGCAAGGGCGACGTGAACGAGATCGACTGGACTGCCACCGAGCAGACCGCATCGACCTCGGATTACGGCCTGGAAGATGCGATCCCGTACTACGACGTGATGGCGGCCAACGCCGCGATGAAAGCGCAAGGCGTCTACCCCATCGATCCGCAAGCCCGCTCGACCGAGCTGCTGACCGACCTGGTGGCGCTGGACCGCGAAATCCGTGTCTCCAATCTGGTGCTGAACGCAGCCAACTACCCGACCGCCAACAAGCGCACGCTGTCGGGCAGCGCGCAATGGAACAACACCAGCACCGCGACGCCGATCCAGGACATCACCAGCGCCCGCGACTCGATGATCATCCGCCCCAATAAGGCGGTGATGGGCCGTGCCGTATTCACCGCGCTGGCGACCCATCCGCAGATCGTCAAGGCCTACAACGGCACCAGCGGCGATACCGGCATCGTGCCGCAAGAGTTCATCGCCAACCTGTTCGAGTTCGACGAGATCATCGTCGGCGACGGCTGGGTGAACAGCGCCAAGAAAGGACAGACTCCGACTCTGGTCCGCGTCTGGGGCAAGTCGTTCCTGATGTTCTACCAGTCGCCCGTGATCGCTTCGCCGACCGGCATCATCACCTTCGGCTACACCGCCGAATGGGGCCAGCGCCTGGCCGGCGTCATCGAGCAAGACCCGGATATCGGTCTGCGCGGGGGCACTCGCGTGCGCGTCGGCGAGTCGGTGAAGGAAGTCGTCGCAGCTTCCAACGTCGGCTACCTGATCAGCGCTGCGGTGGCATAAGGAGACTGATATGGCTGACAAAGAGTATCGCGCGAATTGGCAAATCCAGGGACTCACCAAGAAAGACCTCTTTGAGGGCGACAAGGTGACTCTCTCGGAAGACGCCGCTGCGGAGCTGGTGAAGATCGGCGCGCTCACCTTGGCCGGCCAAAAGCCGGTAGTGGTTGAACTCGCGCAGGGCGAACCGGCGAGCGCCGTTGCATCGGATGTCGATGCTTCGGTCACCCTGGCGCAATCCGCATCCTCTGACTGAACGAAACTGCGAAGGAATAGGACATGACGACCTTCTTCAACGATGCCGATATCGCCGCAATGATTAAAGGTTGCGGCGGCGTGCCTATCACGTTTGACAGCATCGATGACCAGTTGGGACTCGCGGATTATTCCGACGCAGTTGATTTCAAGGAGAACGGCATCGGGGGCGTCATCAACAAGGCCATCACCGTGACTCTGCAAACCAGCGCGTTTCCGTCCCTCGTGGGCAACAGCGCAGTTGGTAAGCCGATCACGGTCGATGGCATCAGCTACACCATCCGTCAGCGATTGCAGCAGACGGATGGTGCGCTGACGCACCTGCTTTGCACGAACTGAGGGAGCCATGGCAACAATCCGTGAGCAGATTCTGGAAGCTGCCGTTACCGCGCTGAATACCAGCCGGCCGACTGGCGTCCCGACATGCGTGCGGACGCAAATGCTGACCTCGGAGCAGGACCAGTTGCCAGCAATGACGCTATTCCCATTCCGCGAGGAAGTTCGACACGACGCCAGCGGGCGCTTCGGCCCGATCATTACCCGCACGATGTATATGCGCGTGGTGATCTATGCCCAGGGCAATCCTGCTGATGCCGCGCTGGATGATTCGCTGGCATGGGTGACGCAATGCTTGAGCGGCCAGCAATTCGGTGGCTTGGCGACCGACACAATGGAACACGAGGCGGCCTGGCAATACAACGAAAGCAATTTCGCTGTAGCGGCTATCGCTGTAGATTTTCGCGTGGAATATCAGACGCTGCGCGCTGATCAAACCAAAATTCGATAGGAGCAAAAAATGACTGCACCACAAGCTGTATCGCCGAGCGCAACTAACCTGATGCTCGGCCGCGGCCAGGTCTTCATGGACCGCCTGAAGCTGGTCAACGGTGTGATGAACCGCACTGGTGAATTCGACCTCGGCAACTGCACGGCGTTCGAGATCACGCCGAAAGCGACCGTCAAGGAAAAATTCGAGTCGATGGACAACGCCTCGATGCTGTACGCGCGCGCCGCGATCCAGCAGACGGCGACCATCAAGATTACGGGCGATGAATACAGCCTGTTCAACCTGGCTACCGTGCTCATGGGTAACCAAGGCACCGTGACTGCGACCGGCGCGAGCGTAACTGGCGAAACGCTGACCACCGCGCCTCTGCTGGGCGCATGGTATCCGACCTCGAAGCGCAACATCAGCGCTGTTACCGTCAAGGGCGGCGCCACCGGCACTACCACGCTGACGCTTGGCACCGACTATGCCATCGACGCGACCTCGGGACGCATCCACATCCTGCCGGGCGGCACGGTGAACCCGGCCACCGACACGATCAAGTGCGACTATACCTACGCGACCTACACCATCAACCTGGTCCAAGGCGGCACCAGCCCGCAGGTCAATTGCTTCATTCGCTACAAGGGCAACCCGGTGCAAGGCCCGACCTACGAGGGCGAGTTCTGGAACGTGATGTTCACCCCGAACGGCACGCTTGGCTTCATCCAGGACGATTACGGCAACTGGACGCTGGAGGGCATGTGCATCGCGGACATGACCAATCACCCGACCGAGCCGCTGTACCATCTGCTCCAACTCGCCTAAGTCTCCAGGCGATACCGCCGGCCTGCATCATGGGGCGAGCCGGTGGATGTTCGGGGCGCGGCGCCAACCCGCTGCGCCCATTTTTTGAGACAGGAGATAGAGCATGCAAAACAACAACATCATCACGCTCGCAGGCCGGGATTTTCGGCTGATCAAGCATAGCACCATCAATCATGAGAATTGGGTCATGACGCGCGTGCGCGCCGCGGGCCTGGTAAGCATGAAGCTGGCCGATGGCGAGAACGAAGAAGAGTTCATCCGCCGCCTGGCATCGCAGGTCTGGGAAAGCGGCAAAGCCGTCGAGATCATGGCCGGTCTGCTGGTCCCGTCCGAGCTGGAAGACGTTCAATGGACTCCGCAGCTCGCAGCCGACATGGAGAAATTCATCGGCAATCTTTTTGAGGAAGACGACAAGGCCAAGGTGCGCCAGGCCATCGGCGAATTCCTCTACCTTTTTTTTGTAATCGCGCTCTACTCATCGACGACTTTCCTGAAATCTTCCCAAAAACAGGAAGCGGAGGCAGAGCGCAGCGAGACCGCGGAGTCCTCGGATTCCACGATTGGGGCCACTTAATCCGCGAGGTCGCGGACTATGACTATGACCGCGCGCAGCAGGTGATGAACTGGCCGATCCGCGAGGCCATGCTGGCGTACTTGAACAAGATGCGCGAGCGTGCGCAGCGGCAGCATGACAGGGACGTTTTAGTGTGGGCCGTGCAGTCGCCATACTGCAAGGCCGATCCGCCGAAGGTGCCGGAGATTTTGAAAGGTTGAGCGAATGTCTGATGACGTGAAGGTGCGGCTCAGTGCTGATGGCGTGCAGGAGATCATTGACGCGCTGAACAAGGTGCGCGACGCCGCCAAGAGCGCCGGCGACGCCAATGCCGAATCTCTGGAGAAAACGGCCGGCCTTACCACGCGCGCCAAGAACGAATTTATCGTCCTGGCGCACGAGCTGACCCAGGGGAATTTCCGCAAGATTCCTGGCTCATTCATGGTGCTCGCCGAAAGCATGGGCGCAGCCGGCCACGCTATGCTCGGCATTCTCGGGCCGGCCGCCGCTGCCGCCGGCGCGATCTACTTGGTGGCGAAGGCCGGCATGGAAGCTGCCGAAACCTCGCGCCAGATGAATCTGGCGATCCAGGAGACTGGCAACTTCGCCGGCGAAACCGAAGGCCGCATGAAGGAATTGGCCGCGCAGATTTCCGCCAATTCGCGCCTGACAATCGGCCAGGCTAACGAGGTGGTGACCGCGTTGGTTGCCTCTGGTCAGATTTCCGCAAACGTCATCGAGCGCGTCGCAAGCTTGGCGGCGCAATATGCCTCGCGTACGCACCAGGACATCGACAAGCTGACGCCTGATCTTGTGAAGATGTTCGCCGACCCTGCCAAGGGCGCCGAGGAACTACGCAGCAAGACGCATGAACTGACTAGCGAACAGGTTGAGGAAATCCGCCGGTTGCAGGAACAGGGCGACCTAATGGGCGCGCAGGCGAAGCTAGCCGATGCCTTCGGCGAACACCTCGACAAGCTATCAAACAAGACGAATGGTTGGGCGCGCGCCTGGGATAACGTTAAGAAGGCATTTTCCAGTGCATGGGAAGCGATGGGCAATAAGGTCGCCCGCGTTTCTACCACGCAGGACAAGCTTGCCGATGTGAATAATCGGCTTGCGCTCGGTGGTACGCCAACACCATATGGGCTGCAGCCAATGCAGTCCAGTGAGCGCCAGGCGCTTGAGAAGCAGCGCGACCAGCTCTTGAAGCAGATAGAGGAAGAGAAGAAAAAGGCCGCCGACGAGGCGAAGAAGGCCAGCAACAACCAGGTCGATCAGGTTGCCAACAACATCATCCAGCAGTCGAGCTATCTTGCCCGCATTGAAGCGCTTCGCAACAAGATCACCGCGCTTAACAAGACTTCCTATTCGAACCCGGAGATGGAGGCCGAGCGCAAGGACGCGATTCACTCGCTTGAGGAAGAAATCGCAACGCTGAAGAAGCGCTCGAACCGCAACGAGCGCCAGGATGCCGGCAAGGATTACCAGCTACGCCTGGCGCAATCGCAGCTCGTGCAGCAGGGGTTGGAAAACCAGTTGAAGGTGCTGCAGGAGGGCATGAAGGAGCAGGAGGACGCAGCGACTGCGGCCTATAAACGCGGCGAGCTATCGCTAGAGGACTACTACGCCAAGCGCAAGCAGATTGTCGAACAGGGCGCCCAGCAGGAAATCGACATCATGCGCAAGCGCGCGGATGCGGCCAACATCGCCGGCAACCGCTTCGACCCTGCTACCTCAGTTCGCCGGCAGACTGAAGAACTGAAGCTGAAGGGGGAAATTCAGCAGAAGCAGGCAGAAACGACCCGCCAATTGGCCGAACTGGACAATCAGGAACAACAGGCGCTGCTCGACAAGAAGGAGAAGGAGCTTTCGCTGGATGCCAGGCTTGCAACCATCGCCGGCGACAAGACGCGCGCGGCGAAGGATCAACTTGAGATCGCGCAGCAACAGCTCCGCCTGCAATTGCAGCAGGCCGGCGCGTCGCCGGAGCAAATCGCAAACGCGCTTGCGCAATCTCGCTCGCAAGGCGAGGCGAAGATTGGCTATGACAGCACGCTTAAGGACGCGAACGCCGGCTATTCCCAACTGCAGACGCAGATCAAGGCGATTCAGGACCAGGTTAAATCTGGTGAGCTATTCCCGATTCAGGCCGAGCAGAAAATCATGGAGCTGGAGCGAGACCGGCTGCCGACGCTCGATGAACTCGCCAAGCGCCTGAAGAAGATTTCGGACGAAACGGAAGACCCGCAGCTTATCGCGCAGGCCGAGGCCTTCAGCGAGAAAATTCAGGGCATCAAGACTGCGACCAACGAGGCCGCGCAGCAGATGGCGAACCTAAAGCAGACTGCGCAGAGCGCATTCGAGAATGGTCTGTCGACGTTTCTTTATGACGTCGGCACCGGCACGGAAAAGGTCGGCAAAGGATTCGAGAAAATGGCCTACAGCTTCGTCACGGCGCTGGCGAAGATGGAGAGCGAATGGGCGGCCAAGCAATTCATTAAATGGCTGACCGGCGACGGACAGTCCGGCGGCCTGGGTTCGCTGCTGTCGCAGGCTGGAAATTTCATCTCCAACCTGTTCGGCGGTGGCGGCGGTGGTGGCGTGGCTGGCGCTGCAGCAAGCACTGCAAGCAACGTTGCGAAGAACGCGACCGAGACTGCGAATACCACTGCCCTGGTGGCGAACACCGCGGCGCAGACGTCCATCGGCGTCAGCATGACCGCGCTCGTCGCTGCGCTGACGGCGAACACGGCCGCAGTAACGGCTTCCTCTGCCACATCCAGCGCCGGCGGCGCAAGCGGCTTCGCAAGCCTGTTCGCGGCGACCGGCGGCCAGATTCGCGGCCCTGGCACCGGCACCAGCGACAGCATCCCGGCCATGCTCTCGGACGGCGAATTCGTGGTCAACGCGAATGCTGCGTCGCGGCCCGGCGTTCTGGCCCTGCTGCACGCGATCAACGGGACGCCAGGCATGGCCGGCCGAGGTGTGCATGGGGTACAGCGTTATGCGGAAGGCGGCGCGGTGGCCGGCGGCGGATCGGGCACAAGCGTGAAGATCATCAACGTGCCAGATTCCTCGCTGTTGGGCCAGCACCTCGACACAGCTCACGGCGAGCAGCAAGTTTTGAATGTGATCTCAAGGAACCCGGCGCGCGTGCGCCAGGCGCTCGGATAAGGGAGAAGAAATTGGCTTACACCACAGGCACCGCGACGGATTATCTGGACCTGCTTTCAAAGCTGAATACCTACCTAGTCGCGCAAGGCTGGACGCAGAAGGCGACGAGCAGCAGCAGCTATGCGCTTGGCAGCGATACCGTCGACGCCGAATACTACTGGATGGCGCCAGGCCTGTCGGGCACGGAGCAGATTTACATCAACGCTCGCGCATACCACAATACCGCCGGCAACTATTACAACTGGGAGATGCGCGGCGCACAGGGCTACCTCGGCTCCAACCCGTTCGATAGCCAGCCTGGGACATCGGGAGCGACCTACTTGTATTTGCAGAACAGCTCTATCCCCTACACGTTCATCGTGAACGGTCAGCGCGTCATCGTCATCGCGCAGGTCAGCACGGTCTATGAGACAGCCTACCTCGGCAAGATTCTGCCATACGGCACGCCAGGACAGTATCCATACCCCGTCTTCATCGGAGGCAGTGGCTACGATCAGAGCAGGCGATTTAGCGATACCAGCGGAGTGCATCATGGTTTCTTTGACGCCTCGATGGCATATCTCTGTCAGCCCGGCGGTGCATGGACGTTGGCCGCAAATTACAACTCTGGCGGCAACGGTGCAACCTCTGGCGGCGGAATCATGGTCAACATCGGGCCATGGTATATCCAAGGTTCCAACTCCACGCGCCTGAACTATCTGACGCAGAACCTTGACGGCAGCTATTCCGTGATGCCTGGGATGCTGGTTGAGTCATCGCCGGCCCAGTTGCTTGGCGAATTCGATGGCGTAGGCTTCGTCACTGGCTACTCGAATGGCGCCACGAACACGATCACCATCGGTGGAACCTCCTGGTTCGTTGTCCCGGATACGTTCCGTAGTTCGGCCGACAACTACGCGGCAATCGCGCTTGCCTGAAGGAGAACGAATTGGCTTATCAAACTGGAGTCCCGACCGGATGCGCAAACTTCCTCGGCACGCTTGCGACTGCCGCGACTTCGGCCGGCTGGACGGTCGATCACAATGCCGCAGTGACTTCTGACGGCTATTGGCTGGCGCTGCACAACGCCACCGGCTGCTATGTGGACCTCCACGCCCTGGCAGCCGACAACCAGATCAATATCTATGGTGCCACCGGCTACAACGGCTCGAACAGCTACAACGCGCAGCCAGGCAATGGGCCTGTCAGCCTGCCGGCAATCACCGGCTCTGGTGCTTCGTTCCTCGGCTACCACATATTCACGCAAGCCGGCGGTGCAAGCCCATATATCCATTGCATATTGGAAGTGACCAGCGGAGTTTTCGTCCATATCCATTTCGGCACCATCGTCAGCACGAATGGCGGCGGCAATGTGAACTATGTCGGCTGCTCCAGCACGGTCAGCCCGAATGGCACGCCCTATAACTCCTACCCGCAATTCCAGACCACGCCGTGGGCCGACAACACTTTCGACGGCATGATGATCAATGCCACGGTGGACGGCACGAACCACTGGTTCAGGAGTCAGAATATTGTGGGAACGCCGACGCGCGCATTGTTCCCGTTCGTGAACCCGGTCAACCCATCGCTTGGCAAGCAGCTTTATTTCGCTGCAGTGAAATCGCAGCCGAACACGTTCAATGGCCTACCGGTCCTGCTGCCGATGCCGATTATGCTAGAGCGCGCGTCCGGCAACCTGTGGGCTTATGTCGGCGATGCGCTCGACATCCGCCAGTACAACCTGCAGAGCAACAGCCCGAAGGATGAAATAACCATCGGCAGTGATGTCTGGAAGGTCTTCCCTGTCATCACGAAGGGTTCCGCCACGAACGTCTATAACGGCGCGCTATGCTCTGGCATGGTGGGCTTCGCCTTCAGGAAAAACGCATGACAACCTTCTCGGGCGCCTTCGTCAGCGATGTACTTGTCGTGCCGCCTCCAGGCCTGGCCGGGGGCGCTTTCGACTCGCAGGTCGTCCCTGGCGCATTTCCACCGACGACTGCATACCTGGCAGATTCGCTTGCGGGAGGCGCTATGGCATTGCACACGCCGTCAATCCCGTCTCGTTCCCTTGGCGCCGGTAGCCACGCCTTGTCCTTCGTCGCGGACTGGTACAGCCGCATCCACATTACGCCTGCTGTTTTCGGCCTTGGCAATCTCGTGTCATCGCTGACCGTCGCATACAAAATATGGAACGGCCACCTCACTGCGACGAGGACATTAACTGCCGTTGCAAATAGCAACGACACCGGCATCACCATCAATCCGCCAGGCCCACTGCCACTAACATTCCAGCCGAATCAAGAACTCACATGGAATGCAACCATATCAATAGATGGTCCGCCGACTATCGCGGCCTCATATGTCTATTCCTTCAGTGGCGGCGAATCCGCCACGCTCAGCATCATCGGGCAGCGAATCACCGCATGGGCGCTGACGCCTGATTGGGCATCACCTATTGCGGAGCGCCTGGAGTTCAAAACTGACGTGATGCATGGCTGGAGCGGCGCCGAGCAGCGTCGCGCACTTCGTATCGCGCCACGGCGCACCTTCAGCTTCAACGCGCAGTTATCTCAGCAGGAGCGCCGATTTGTTGAGGCGCAGCTATTCGACTGGGGCGCGCGCGCCTGGGCGCTCCCGATCTGGCCGGACGGTCAGTTTCTGACGGGCGCGCTTTCTGCCGGCGCGATATCTATTTCATGCGATACGGTGAACCGAGATTTCGTTGCAGGCGGCATGGCGATCCTGATCGCAAATGCGTTCTCCTATGAAGTGGTCCCAATCCTGAGCTTCACATCTGGCGCTCTCACGCTATCCAACCCGGTGCAGAACAATTGGCCGGCGCAGACAAAGCTTTACCCGGCGCGCGAGGCATTCCTAGATTCCTATCCGAAGCTGAAGCGCGACAACGCAGATTTTTCGACCGCCTCGCCAAGCTTCTTGATCATCGAGCCTTGCGATTGGGCTGCCGCGACGGGTCTTGCCACTTATCGCAGTGCGCCGGTGCTGGAGAATTCGCCGGCCGAAGGAAGCCTCGAAATGACGCATGCGCGCAACACGGTCATGATCGATTGCGATACGGGCGTCGTGCAGATAGACGACCCGGCGCAGCTCGGCATGCCAACAAGCACGCATGATTGGTTCATGCAGGGGCGAGCCAATCGCGCCGCGTTCCGCTCACTGCTCTATATGCTCAAGGGGCGACAAGGGGAAATATGGATTCCTACGTACCAGCATGACCTGAAGATTGCGGCTGCCGTCGCTGCTGGGCAGTCCTATATCGATGTTGAGCTTACCGGCTACGCGCTCTATCTTCTGGGCCAGGTGAACAGGCAGGACATCCGCATCGAGCTTTACAACGGCACGATCCTCTATCGCCGCATCACCGCTGCGGCCGGCCTGGATGCGAACACTGAACGCCTGACACTGGATACTGACATTGGTCCGGCAGTGGCGATGACGGACGTGCGCCGCATCAGCTACATGGCGTTGTGCCGCTTGAATTCAGATGCAATCGAAATTCAGCACCATACGGCAGCCAGCCTAAATGATGGCCTGGCGACGAGTTCGACGCCGTGGCAGGCGCTAAATCACGGAAACTGACGAGGCAATCATGACCTTCAATACTTTTGAGTTCAGTGAGGCGCAGGGCGAGCCGATCCTGCTGTTTGATTTCTCTGTCGGGTCGGCGCATTTCCGCTACACCACCGCAGACCGGCCAATTACGTACCTCTCGAATGTCTATGAGCCGCGCCCCATCAAACGCAACAATCCGCAGATGGGTTCTGATATTCGCCGGCAGACGCTGACGGTCACCGCACCGCGGGATATCGAGGTAGCGCAGCAGCTCTATGGCGTCTATGCTCCGGCCAAGGATGTGCTGTTGACCATAACGAACCTGCATTACACAGACCCGGACGGCCAGGGCATTGTTGATTGGATTGGTCGCGTCATCGGCCCGACCTGGAAAGGATCGATCGTCGACATCGCATGTGAGCCGGTGTTCACCAGCGTCCAGACCAATGGCTTGCGGCGCCGCTGGGGCACTGGCTGCCCGCATGTTCTTTACGGGCCAAACTGCACGGTCAGCGCGGCGGCCTATAAAGTGACCGGCGCGCTATCCTCGGTAAGCGATCTTGACATCACGAGCAGCGCATTCACGCTTGCGCCCGGCCTGAGCTTTCTTGGGGGCTTTGTCGAATGGGATAGCGGCAACGGCTATATGGAGCGTAGGACGATTGATAGCGTCTCCGGCACCACGCTAACGCTCAGCTATGGCAGTCCACAACTGGCGATCGGATTGAGCGTCAATGCCTATCCAGGGTGCTCAAAAACGACAGCCAATTGCGCCTTCTTCAATAATTCGATAAATTTCGGAGGCCAACCCTTTATTCCAGCCGTCAACCCCATGGACGGAACTTTGGTCAACCCCTACCGATAAGGAATAGCGCCATGTGGATTCAGCTTGCAGTAATGATCGTGTCGATGATCCTGAGCTATGCGCTCAGGCCGAAGCCATCGGCGCCACCGGCGCAAACACTGAATAACGTTCATCTGCCGACAATTGATCAGGGGACGCCTATCCCTGTCGTCTTCGGCGATGTCTGGATCGATCAATGGTTTGTCCTCTGGTATGGAGACATGCGCGTCGCTCCGATCAAATCAAGCGGGGGCAAAAAATGAGCGACGAGGTGATCGTCGTCATGCGCCATATACGCGAGGAAGGACTCTGCGCAAGAGGTGCGCGCGCATGGATGAGCCATTATGGATTCGACTTTCGCGATTTTTTGAAAAACGGATTGCGCGCAGAAGAACTCGAAGCAACCGGCGACGCATTTGCGCTGCGCGTGTGCGCTCGTGCGCGTAAGGAGAAATCATGAGCGGCGGCAAGGGGAGCGATGTTACGACCGGATACAGATATTACATGGGCTGGCATGGGGGCCTATGCTATGGGCCTATCGACTCGCTGATGCAAATCCGCGGCGGCGAGCTGAATATCTGGAGCGGCCCGCAAACCACCTCTGGCACCATCACCATAGATAACGAGAGCATCTATGGTGGCGACCAATCCGAGGGCGGCGTCAGCGGCAAGCTTGACGTGATGATGGGCGAAAGCACTCAGGGCGTGAATGCCTACCTACAGAAGGTGCTCATCGGTGCGACGGAATTTGTTCAAACGCTGCCTGGATTCCGCGGCATTCTGTCGCTCGTTTTCAACCAAGGCTATATGGGAGCGAACAACCCATATCCGAAGCCGTGGAGCTTCCGTGTTCAGCGTGCAATCAATGGATGGAATGACGACAGGGGCGTAAGCACGGCATGGTATCCAGAAAAGGCCGTCATCGTCCTGTCAGACATCTTTGAGATATTCGATTTGGCAGAGCTGATCCCGGCCGGTGACCCTACCATTGAAGACTCGCATGATCCTGGCTTGTATTGGACGCAGCATGTGATCGACTTCGGGCCATTCCCATTCGACGTGAAGATCATGGCCGGCTCGCCCGATGTCGAACCGCCGGACAATATGGCGACGCTCGTCTCGACATGGACTTACTTTGCTTTTAACGGCGAGTTGAAAACTGGCGTCGGCGGTCAGAGCTGGTGGCATAGCCAAGACGAAATAACAGTTCTACCGGCAGGTCAAACCGGGCAAGTTTCTGGCGCCGTGACCTTCCATACGCCATATCCGAATTGGCCTGGTTGGCAAACTGGGCCTGGCTCCGTTGCAAAGTTTTATCTTGAAGGTCCAGGCATTAACGCTATGAACCCGGCGCATATCGTCTACCAGGTGCTGACCGACCGTGATTGGGGAATGGGTTACCCCACGTCAATGATCGATACCGCGGCGTTCACCGCCGCAGCCGATCAACTCTTTGTCGAGGGCCTGGGCCTATGCTTGCTGTGGAATCGCCAGGATACGATTGAGAATTTCCTGCAGACCGTCATGGACCATGCCGGCGCAGTTCTCGTGCAGAGCCGCACCACTGGCCTAATGCAGATGAACCTAATTCGCGGCGGCTATGATGTTTCGACGCTGCTGCATCTGACGGCCGATGATGTGGTCGAGATCATCAGCTATGAAAGCCCGAGCATCACAGGCACGGCGAATGAGGTTGTCGTCAACTGGTTTGACCCGGCGATCAAGGCTACGCAGACCGTCACCGTGCAGGCGCTGGGCGCGATACAGGCGCAGGGCGTGACGGTCAGTCAGACGAAGGATTACCCTGGTCTTGCGACTCAAAAACTTGCGGCGCGTATCGCACAGCGCGACCTGCGCGCCACATCTATTCCGCTGAAACGGCTGAAGGTGAAGCTTAATCGCAAGGCATATTCCCTTCTTCCGGGGGGGCTATTCGTACTCTCGTTCCCGTCCTATGGGATTGACACCATGATTTTCAGGGTGGGCGATGTCGATTATGGGTCGCTGACCGATGGCGCGATCACGATCACGGCGGTGCAGGATGTTTTCTCGCTTCCCGAGACTTCCTTCGTGGATGATTCGCCGAGCTACTGGGTGCGGCCTGATGGCTCGCCGAAGCCAGCATCATATTTGCAAGGGTTTGAGGTCACCTACCGCGATTTGTACAGGACTCTTTCGCGCTCCGATTTCAATGCCCTTGACCCGGCTTCTGGCTATGCCGCGATGGTGGCAGCAAAGCCTTCATCATTATCCATGTCATATAACCTCAGCTCGAAAGTGGGCGCTGTCCCATATGTCGATCGAGGCACCTTCAGTTTCTGCCCCACTGGCGAGCTTGTGTCGCCGAACTACATTGGCCCATATGACACGTCCATCATAATCTCTAATGGCATCGACCTGGACCTTGTCGGGACGCTGCCGCAAGCGGCATTGCTGGGCGATGAAATCGTCAAGGTCACAGCGCTCGATACGACCACCGGGCACGCGACCATTGTCCGCGGCTGCATCGATACGCTCCCTGATTATCACCCGAGCGTTTCAGGCGGCATCAACAGCGGGCGTATCTGGTTCTACGAATCTTTTTCGGCCGCAGATCGGCAGGAATATGTTACGGGCGAGCTGGTCAACTTGCGCGCGGCCACGACTGCAACCGGCGGCAATCTCGACCCTGCAGCGGCGCCTGTCGCCTTCGTGAATATCGTTGAACGATGGAGCTTCCCATACCCGCCAGCAGACCCGAGGATCAATGGCGTATCTGTGGTGAGCGTATCGAGCGTCCGCGGCGCATTCACATTCTCATGGTCGGAGCGCAACCGCATCACGCAGATGGACCAGGTTATCGGGACGTTTGATTCCACTGTCGCGGCGGAAGCTGGGACGACATATAACGTTCGGGTCTATAACAACATCACAGACGCACTTATCAGCAATAACACAGGAATAACCACGACTTCTATCATCCTCGATCCGCCAGGCACCAGCACCAGCATGATTCGTATCGAGCTTGAATCTCAGCGAAGCGGCCTCGTGAGCTTCCAGCATTGGAACATCGTCCTCGCGCGGCAATTCGGCTACGGCACCAACTATGGCTATGACTACGGGAGCATATAAATGGCATCTTCGCAAAACGGGAACATCGGCATCTGGTCCGGCTATACGGATGGCGACAACGGATGGACGAGCCAGCACAATAGCAACTGGGATACATTGGACGTGCTGATGCAATGCACAATCATCAATATGACGACTACCGCACCGCCAGGATCGCCATCGAACGGCGACGCCTATATCGTTGCGACCGGTGGCACTGGCGCATGGTCGGGCAAGGATGGGCAGATCGCCGCCTGGGTGCGCAGTGCATGGCAATTCATCACGCCAAAATCAGGCTGGAAAATTGCGAACAAGGCGGACGGCAATGATTACAAATTCGATGGCTCTGTATGGAACGCCATCAATGTGGCTGTGACGACCACATCAATGGGAGCGCTCATCAACAGCGCGACGAGTAAGACGACACCCGTCGGCGCCGATCAATTCGGGCTGATGGATAGCGCAGCCAGCAATATCCTCAAGAAACTGAGCTGGACCAATCTGCAAGCAGCATTATGGTCGGCATGGGGCGCGCTCATCGCCGGCGGCACGCAGAAGGCGTCGCCCGTCGATGCCGACATGATCGCCATTGCGGACAGTGCTGCGTCGAATGCGACGAAATATTCGACGCTGGCGAACCTCAAGGCATATCTGAAATCCTATACCGATACTCTATATCTGCCGCTTGCGCCTAATATCGTCAACATTACCTACGCATCCACTATTTCGGTGAACCTATCCGGCCAGCCGAATCATACGATTTTCCGATGCACCCTGACCGGCAATGTGACAGTGAATATCACGGGGGGATCGGACGGGCAGAAATGCCAGATTGAGCTTCTGCAGGACAGCACCGGTAGCCGCATCGTGACGCTGGGAACAGGGTTTGCCTTCGGCACTGATATCACCTCCTACACTGCCACGACCACAGCCAGCAAGACCGATTACTTGGGCGTCGTCTATGACAACGCATCCGCGAAATATCGAATTCTGGCAATCTCTAAGGGCTATTAATCATGGCGGCTCCGACCATCGATGGTGTCAATACCAATCTTGCAAGCAGCACCAATACCGTTTCGGCGACGATCACCACCACGCAGTCAAACGATGTCATCATCGTTGACACCTATTGCGAACAAAGCGGCGGCGGTCCGGCTGTTACGAGCGTGACTGCTACCGGGCTGACTTTTTCCCTGCGCGTTCGCTCGCATGGTTCTGCTCGCGGTAGTCACGAAATTTGGTGGGCAATCGCATCAAGCCCGCTTTCCTCGCTAAATATCACCGTGACCTATGCAGCGAATTTTGACGACAACACTTTGCTTGTCTATGGCGTCGCAGGATGCGCCACGCCTAACCCATGGGACACTAACTCCGGCCTTCCACAAACGGCGCATTGGGATGCGGCATTTACGCCTAGCTTCACGCTCAACACTGACCAGACAAACGATTTGATTTTGTTCACCAGCGGCGTTGACGGCTCAGCCGGCGCGCTGCCAGGTGATCCAACAGGGTTTTCCAATATCGCAAACAGATCCAACGGCGGCGGCGCGCAATTCGCATCCTCACGCGCTGTTGGGAAAGCTGTCACGGCGCAGCAATCCGGCGTGACCGTGGCCGCATCCGCGGCAGCAGGAAGCAGCGGCGGCGAGGTAATTCTTGATGCCCTGACCGCCGGCGGCTCTCCATCAGCAGGTAATTATCGTTTCTTCTTCTTCGCATAACTGTAGCCAAACTTCTGTAGCGCCGATGACTTATATAGACGACAATTCCGCAAAGGAAATCGCCAATTCTTTGAGGGAACTATTTTTTGAAAAGGGACCAGCCATGGAGCTTGCCGTTCAGATTGCACTGCCGATCATCTGTTTATTGGGCGGCTGGCTTTTCAAAGTAGTTTTTGACCGCATCAAGACGAACGAGGAAACGAACCGAGACCTGGCGCGGCTGCTGAACGATCTGCGCGTCGAGCTGCCGACGATTTATACCCGCAGGACGGACCTCAAGGAAGTGGGCGATAACATTTTCGACGCGATCCATGAGCTTGGCAGCGACATGAAGGAAGGCATGCGGCGCCTGGAGGTCAAGATTGACGGCAAGGTCGATCGGCACGAAATGGCGCGCAAGGAGTAGAGCATGGCACTAGATTTCGACACCGCTTTTGACCGCCTCATCGGAAACGAAGGGTCATATTCGAATGACCCGAACGACGCTGGCGGCGAGACGAACTGGGGCATCTCGAAGCGCAGCTATCCGAACGTAGACATCAAGAACCTGACGCGAGACGGCGCGAAGGCGATCTACAAGCGCGACTTCTGGGACGTGCTGGCCGATGCGCCGGGCGCGATCAAATACCAGGTTTTCGACTTCGCCGTGAACGGTGGCCTGTCGACCGCGATTCACAAGCTGCAGGCAGCTATCGGCGTCGCTGATGATGGGCACTGGGGGCCGGTCAGCGCCGCAAAGCTGGCAGGCATGGACATGAATGACGTTCTGCTGCGCTTCAACGCGCAGCGCCTGCGCTATTACACCAGTTGCGCAAAGTGGCCGAACTTCGGCGCCGGCTGGACAAACCGCGTGGCCGCCAATCTCGATTACGCATCGCTTGACAACTGACCCACCATCAACCGAAGGAGAGCAATCATGGCAATCAAAGACCTCATCGCTGAAGAAGTAGCCAACCTGCGCGCCAAGGCCGCGAAGCTGCGCACCGACACCGAAGCCGAAGCGCAAAAGATCGAGGCGCAAGCTTTGGCGCTGGAAAACAAAACCGCCAGCCTGCCGGCCGAGTTCGAGGCGCTGACCGAGGAAGCCGCGCACAACGTCTGGGCCTGGATCAAGAGCCTATAGGGGCATATCATGAGCTTCGACATCAAAACCGCGCTCGCATCAATTGCACCTACGATTGCCACGATGTTGGCCGGGCCATTAGCTGGGTCTGCGGTCACGAGCCTGGAGGGTGCCCTGGGCCTGACGCCTGGTGCCGGTGAAGATGGCATCACGAAGGTGCTGCAGGCCGGCGCGCTGACGCCTGACCAGATTACCGCCGTGCGCGCGGCAGACCAGCGGCATGCCGAGGTCATGGGCCAGCAAGGCATCGACCTGGCGAAGCTGAACGCCGACACCGCGGCCGCATCCGAGCAGGTCGCCGTCAACAACACCATCGATGCGCGCAAGAACAACAGCGGGCGCAACGAAACCTGGGGCATCGCTGTCGTGATCCTGCTGACGTTCGCCACGATCATGGGCGCCGTGCTGTGGGGCTGCTGGCTGCTGCTGCAGGGCGGCATTACAATCAAGGATGTTTCGGTCGTCGCCGCAATCTCTGGCCTCGTGGGCAGCATCGTTGGCTATGTCGCGGCGAACGCGCAAACGGTCGTGAACTTCATTTTCGGCGGATCGATGGGTTCGGAATCGAAGACCAAGGCGCTATCCGATGCCGTGAACACTGCGATTCAGGCGACGGGGACGAAATCATGATCTGGCTGCGTCGATATCTGTTCAACTTCCTGATCCTGCTCGACCAGGCCGGCAATACAATTCTGGGTGGCTCGCCAAACGAGACGATCAGCGAGCGCGCAGCGAAGGCCCGCAATGCCGGCCGGCGCTGGGGCTGCGTCCTCTGCCGCTTCCTGAACTGGGTCAATAAGGGCCATTGCGACAATGCGCTGACCTCGACCATCGGCGACGACGCCGTGATCCCGGACGGCGATTGAATTTCGCGGCCATGCATCACCGGCTGAAGCCCGCCATTGTGCGGGCTTTTTCTTTGCAATTAAGTAATTTCCAAATGGAATCTGATTTCCATTAGGAATAATCAATTGGAGCCAAACTGCAAATTGGAGCATAGTTCTACTCATGGATGCAGCGCATACGGCGCGGCACCAAATCAGGAGAAAATCATGCGCTACTTCCTCATCGCTTTGGTCGTGCTGGTTGCAGTCATGTTCGGCCGCGTTGTGGTCGACACGATGCAGCCCGTCGCGCACGCCATGCCGTCGCTGACCGCGAACCAATAAGGAGGCCGCCATGCTCTACTTCTTCGCAATCTGGGCCTTCGTCGCCGCCGTAATGGTCGGGCATGCCATCTTCACCGCAGAACGTTTTCCGACCCAAGACTGATCAGAATATCTAAGGGAGAAAAATCATGTCCGCATTAGATGTAATCGCAGAACTGCGCCTTGCCGACCGCATCATCTCTGTGATGCTGGCCTCGATGACGACGGATCAGCAGGAGAAATGCGCCGCCATGCTGGAGCGTGACGGCATCTCGAATGACGGCGAGTTACGCCGCTATGAGCGCCGCGCCGCCCTGGCCGCCGTAGGTGCAGCATGAGCGCGCAGGAATCCACGGGCGGACTGCAGGAGATCATCTTGGCTCTCGCCCGCATCGATGAAGCACAGCGCAAGCGCGATCTTCGCCTGGCATCTGAAAATCGGCGCGTCATCGAGCGTCGCGGAACCGGCAGGATGCTCTTGGCGCAGCCGCAAATCCAGAGCCGGAATTTTGTCTCGGATTACCGGCACGACGGCGGCCTGCACCTTGACGTGTACGGGCAATTCGACGGCAGCGGGGATTTCAGGATCGAAGCCATTGGCCTGTCTGGGACGAGCGTCGATGTCAGCAATTTGGTCGGCGATTCGCTGCACGACACCATCACCGGATGGTGCGAGTTCATGCGTACAAGCTGGGGTATGTGATGAGCTATCTCCGACGCAGCACCAAAGCCGCCAGCGATATCGCACGAAATGCCTACATGCAGGAGCAGGGCAGCAAGGAGACAAGCCAGGCGCAGAGCGATCGCTACAACGGTGCCTTGATTCGCAAAGATGAGCGCCTGGCGCGGCTGTTGAAGGCGTACAGCCATTGCAGCGAATCGGGCAAGGATGAACTTGTCCGGCTTGCGGAGATCGCGGCATCTGCACCCGGTGGAATCATTTAATCGGAGCGCGCCGCCCCGATGCACAATGCGGCGCTCGGCCTGATGTCGGCTAAGGAAAATAGATTCAGTGGGAACTGAAATGCCCCCGTCGCACTCGGTCAGGTGCAATCAATCTCAAAATTTATAGGAGCAATCAAATGGAAAATCGCAAACCAATCCGTCAAGGTGATGTATCCCTGGTCCCGATATCGGCAATCCCGGCCGGCGCTGTCGAAGTAAAAACCGAAGAGAAGCGCGTCGTGCTGGCCTACGGCGAGGTGACCGGGCACGCGCATGCCATCTACGAAGACATCGACAAGGTGAAGGTTTGGGCAGTGGGCAAGGTGAAATATCTGGAAGTCATGGCAACCGTCATGCTACGCCATGAGGAACACACTCACGCCGAGATCGCGCCGGGCATCTACAAACTGCCGGTCCAAGTCGAGTACGAACCGCAAGAATTCCGCATCACCCGCGACTAACCTAATCCATTCCACCAACGCCAAGGGGAACAAAATGACCAATCAAAAAATCATCCGCCGCCCGGATTTCGCCGGCGGCGGCATCACTGAAGCTGAAAAATCGGCGATGGACGCGCATGCAAAAAAATGGATCGAGAACGCGATGCGAACTGATCCTGTAGACCCGGAAAAGCTGATCCCGGCCATTAAAGCGCTCTATGCCGCAGCCGATCTGAAAGAGCCGCGCGTGATCATCGTCCCATCGCCGCGTGTCATGGCGTTCGCTTATGGCTTTTCGGCGGCGATCCTGCATAGCAGGAAAACTGGTTTTATGCCAGGCATTGCCACCGACGCCGCCACCGACGCCGCCACCGACGCCGCCACCCGAGCCGCCACCGACGACGCCACCCGAGCCACCACCGCCGACGCCACCCGAGCCGCCACCGACGCC